ATGAGTAAAAGATTTACACCTAAAGATTACGAGATAATATGTGGAGTTTATTCAATAACCAACAAATTGAATAATAAAAAATATATTGGAAAATCTGATAATATTTATGTTAGATGGGATGAACATAGAAAAGATTTAAATAAAGGTGTTCATCACAATAAACATCTTCAAAGAGCATGGAACAAATATGGTGAAGAAAATTTTATATTTGAAATTGTAGAAAAATGCAAAAATGATGATACAGCATACCAAAGAGAACGCTATTGGGTAAGATACTATGATTCATTTAAAAACGGATACAATATGAACGAAGGTGGAACTGGTGGTTTGGGATATACTCATACAGAAGAAAATATTGAAAAAATGAGCAAGCTCCAAAAAGAGAGAATGAAGAATCCTAAAGCAAGAGAAAAATTATCTCAGGCACACAATGCTTTAAAAAGACCGCTTGTTCAAATTAGTTTGTTAGACAATTCAATTGTAAATTGGGATTCCAAGAATAAGGCAGGTAAAACTTTAAATCTTTCTATTGCAGGAATATATACTGCTCTAAATTCAGAAAGTCATTTTGCTTATGATAGTTTATGGTTTTATGAAGAAGACTATAAACATTTAGAAACATCTTCTTATTCATTAAATTCTGACGTTTATCACAAATATGCAAAATATCATCAATATAATTTTAAAGGAGATTTACTGAAAATATGGACATTTGATGAATTAAATGCATCAAATTATAGAAACAATACCATTTTCAAGTGTTGTGATTTTCAAAAAGATTATTACGAAAATAGTATATGGTTATACGAGAAAGATGTTGATAAGTTAAATGAAATATTGCCTAAATATAAAAGTAAAGCAAATATATATTGTGAACCTGTTGATGTGTTTGATTCAGATGGTAATTATATTCGTTCCTCTAAAAGTATTTATGATGAATCATTAATATCAAATCTTAGAACATATGATATATATCTATGTTGTATTGGTGAAAGAAGATCTATACATAATTTTATATTTAAGTATAAAAACAAAGCATATTTGTATGAAAACGGAGAAAAAGAAGGTTTATTAAAAAGAGAAAAATAAATGTCTCATATTAAGAAAAAAATTATTCAATATGATTTAGATATGAATGTTATAAGAATATGGAATTCAATAACTGATATACATAATGAATTAGGTTATGATAGAGGCACAATTATTAATAATTGTAAAGGAAGAACTGCCACGAGTCATAATTTTATATGGAAATATTTTAAGGAAGAGTCGGTTGCTTAAACTTACTCTTCTATTTTATTGGAATAAAAAGGAAAGGAAGTGACTTTGTGCCAAGAGTCAAAGAATATGAAATCGAAGATATAAGTAAGATGACTGTTACACAATGTCGCTCTGCTTATAAAAAATTGGTCAATGAGTATCAAAAAATAAAAAATGGTGCTTATTGTCATGAATGTGGAAAATTCAAAGGGCGTGATAAATTTTATAAGAGTCCAAAAACTGCATCAGGTCTTATTCCTGTTTGTAAAGAATGTCTTTATAAAATAGGAACAGGATATGATGAAAAAACTAAAGAAACACATGAAACAAGAGAAACTGTGATTGAGGCAATGAAAAAAGCTGATTTACCATTTTTAGAAGACTTATATGATAACTCTTGTAGTGCTATCACAAATGAGGTAAGTGGTAAGAAACGTGGCACTGGATATAGTCAAATGATTACATGTTTACAGAGTTTACCTCAATATTTTGGAATGACGTTTGACCAATCTGATTTTGGTGAACAAAATGTCAATGATGTGACAACTGATGTTGCCGAAAATTTTGAAAAGAAACCACAGCAAGTATCTGAAGATGTTGAAGATATGTATATTAAAAATAAACGAAGTGTTCTTAGAATGCTTGGTTATGATCCTTTTATATACGAAGAGGAAGAAGACAAACCTCTTTTATATAGTAAGTTGGTAAATTATTTTGATGATTCATTAAAAGATGATGGTTTTAAATTGGAAGCTGTAATTGAAATAGTACAGTCATTTAAAGATGTAAAACATATAAATGACACATTGGCTCAATATACAAAACAACTACAAACTCATCCAGAAATGATCGCTACTGTAAAATCTCTCACACAGACAAAAAAAGATATGCTTTCCTCTGCCCTTGCATTAGCAAAGGACAACGGTATATCTGAAAACAATAACAACAGAAAAAGCAAAGGTGCTGGTACTCTTACTGGTATCATAAAAGAATTACAAGAAATGGATTTAGATGGTTCTGAGGTAAATACATTCGATTATGAAACAAATATGGCAATCGAAGATATTATGACAAGAAATCATCAGAATCAATTAAAGCAGTTAAATCCTGATGAAAACGATTGGGAAAAAGAAGTTATTCATCAGAAAGGATTATTATTTAATCTTCAAAAAGAAAGAGATAATGCTGTTGAATTTAGTAGGTTGTTGAAAAAGGAAAATAAAGACCTTAAAGATTTCTTATTTGAAAAAGGTCTTATAGATGAGAAAGGGCAAGTAATCGAAGATGGCTGATGATAAAATTGTCCTGATGGGTGATTCTATAAATGAATTTACTCCAAAAAATTTTACTTTTTTCAAAAAACCTACTTATTATGATATGTCTGAATTAAAATTAGAGGGTTTGAAAAAATTCTCTGAAATAATTCAATGGGGGCGCAGAAACCCGGTAAAATTCTGCGAAAGATTTTTCGGCATTGAATTTCTTGATTATCAGAAATATGTATTTATGATGTCATGGATTACTCCAAATGTTGTTTGGTGTATGAGTCGTAATGCTGGTAAAACTACATTGGGTAGCCCATTCCTGATGGCTAAAACAATGTTACTGCCCAAATTTGAAGGCTACATTTTATCAAGCACAGGTTCGCAAAGTATAGGTATGATGAAGAAGATCGAGTCTATTGCTAAAAAAGAAATCGCTTCTTTTACTGGTCTGACAGATGTATTTCTAAACGAACTTGTAAAAAGTTCAAACAGCGAGGGCTTTCGGCACGATCCAGCATCTTACTCCTTTAAACTTTATTCAGGATCGAGTTTGGCTACGGTCAACTCAAATTTTGATGGATCTCGTGGTCGAAGAAGCCGACTTAATTTCTATGATGAGGCATCATATGTATCTGAAGATATGTTCGCTGCTACTCTTCCATTCGTCACTCAGAACAGTGACTTCGCTCTTGGTGGTGATGTTGATGTAACATTACTTCCACCAAATTTCCCAAATCAAGTTGTATGTGCAAGTTCAGCAGGTTCGATGGATGATGTTTTCTATAAAAGATATAAAGAAGCTGCGATGCACTCTATGGCAGGTGATAAGAATTATTTTTGTGCAGATATAGATTGTGAAGTAATTCTTCATGCTACTTATAATGGAAAAGTATATCCTGTTCCACTACTTACTCAAGCAAAGATTGATTCAGAAATGAAGATGAATCCAACTAAAGCTACCCGTGAGTATATGAATAAATTTGATTCAGACCTTGGTGATGATATTGCAGTTAAGAAATCGCAAGTTCTTAGAAATAGTGTTGTCAGACCGCCAATGCTTGTTAATGATGATAATTCTCTTATGGTCATCTGCTTCGATCCCGCCAAAAAAAGAGATAACAGCTTTGTGCTTGTTGGTAAATTACATAGAGATGATAAACGTGGTTGGCTATTAGATGTTGTAAATGGTATCAACCTGATTGATAAAGAAACACAAAAACCACTTACTACTCCTGAACAGGTGACAATGCTCCAAGATATTATGGTTAGATATAACGGATATGGTGTTCCTGATTATAAAAACATTCATGGTATATATATTGATGCTGGTTCTGGTGGTGGAGCTACGCAAATATGTGATTTACTTTTTGATAATTTTTATGAGAAAAATCATAAAGGTGAAAAAGATTATGAACATCATGGATTAATTGATGCAAGCTATGATTATGCTATTCCATATGTAAAAAGGTATCCAGATGCTATAGATGTAATTCGTATGCGTGAGCCTTCTAAATATAAAGCAATTATGTATTCACAGTTATGTGAAATGATTGATCAGGATTTGATTAGTTTTACAGCAGAATATGATTATCATGGCAGCTTAACTATGCTTGAAGAAGAAAATGGGGAAGTTATTGAAAAGAATTATAAATTATCTTTTGAAGAGGAATTGGGATTAAAGCAGCTTGATGCTATGAAAGAAGAATTAACCCATATGTACAAGTATAAATCATCAAATGAAAAAGTAAGATACGATCTTGCTCCTGGTTTTGAAAATATTTTGCACGATGATAGAAGCTACTGCATGGCTTTAATGGGACACTGTTTATTTGAACTTAGAAGTCAAGATACTGTACGTCAGAAAAAGCACACCCAATCCCCATCCGACATAACAAAGATCTTCTCAATAAGAGCGCCAAAAAAAGTGACAAGATTTTAAGAAAGGAGGTATATCACACAATTTGAGTAATACAAAAAATACAAAGCAACCTATAGTACAAAAGGTTTATACAAAAACTGATGAGTCTGGCTATGAAGTAGAACGTAAACGAGCACAAAAAATAAATTTTGCAAAGTTTCAGGAATTATTGCAGAGGAATGTAGGCAAAACTTTTACAAAAACATTCACTACATATACCAAAGAATTACTGCGAAATTATATTAGTTCGCCCAATAACAGTCAGGATAATCTCAGAGAAATATCACGATTCTTGTGTAGATATTCAATGCTTTATAAGAAACTTCTTATGTATTATCCGTCAATGCCTCTTTTCTATTATAATATTACCCAGTTAAATGATTTCACAAAAGAAATTGATCCAACTAAATCCATTAAAAATTATCAGAACTTATTGAAGAACTTCTCCAAGTTTGAACTTGCTAAAGATTCATATTCGCAGATGTATATGGCTTTAAGAGATGGATTTACTGTTTGGGAACTATATGATTCTGATGAAGATGGGAAAATATGGATGCCATTAGATGTTCAGTATTGTCGTATTTATGGTAAGACACAAGATAACCAGTGGATTGTTTATTTTGATGCCGCTTATTTTGATAAGAATGACAATAAAAACTATATCTATGGTGTAAATAATGATGGAGTTGGTACATGGTCTGAACAGCATATTAAAGGATATGAAGACTACAAAAACAATGGTCGTGACTATGAATGGTATAGATTAGATCCTAATTCTGTATTTTGTCTAACTGCGTGTCCAGATGATGAGTTTTATGCTCCTCTTCCATTCTTTCTACCTTTATTTGAGTTGATACTTGATGATATTGATTTACAGGAACTTATTAATAATCGTACAGCACTTGAAAATTATGTACTTCTTGTAAGTAAAATCCCAACCGTTCCTAATTCTGAAAATGTCGATGATTTCTCATTAAGTCTTGAACTTGTTCAGCAAATGCAGGCTCTTATTGATGAAGTTGTGCCTGAATTGGTCGGCACTGCATACAGTCCGATGGATTTGGAGATGATTACATTCCCTAAGTCAAATACAACAGAAGCAAATAATGAATTAGCACAGTCTGTTCAGAATATTTTTGCAAATGCAGGTGCTTCTCAGCTTGTTATTAGTGGTGGTTCAAGTACAAATTCGGTTGGACTTAAACATGCTATCCAAAATGATACAAGTACATGTTGGGTTTTAGTTAATAAAATCGAATCTTGGTATAATCATTATATCGAAAATGTTCTATCTGATGGATATTCGTTTAAGATACATAAAATTACTTGGTATAACCAAGAAGAATATCAGTCTACAATGAAAGATGCTGCTACTCTTGGAGGTTCAGCACTTGATTATCTCACAAGTCTTATGGGAAATCCTTATGAAGCTTATTGTAAATTAATATTTGAAAATGCAATTGGAATTAAGAATTTAATGATTCCACTTCAGACTTCATTTACTCAGTCAAATAAAAAGGATTCTGGTGGACAAACCAAAAATGATGATGATTTATCAGATAGTGCAATTCAGACTAGAGATGGTGACAAAAATGCTGGCACTTCAGCAAATAATTAATCAAGAGGTGACATACATGAAAAACAATTCTCAATTTCTATTCACCTCGGATGAGGTAACAAAAAATAACCTAACAAAATTAGGATTCTCAGAAATTCCATCTGGGGGTTCTTTTTTTATATTTATTAATGATTCAACTTTAAAATTCGATGACACTATCCCAATAGATAAAATTGGATTTACAAATAAGTTGATGTTTTAAGCCACTTTCTTGAGTGGTTATTATCATTTTAGAAAGGAGGTCGAAAAACGATATAATGTCAAAAAGAAAAATTTATTCATTAGAGGATTTATATAATTTAATCTCCAAAGATAAAGCGAATTATAGTTTTAATTCAGAAAGAACAGGATACCAGTTAGCAGTACAAGTTCCTGCACAGTTTGAAGTCATGAAAGAAAATAATGATGATTCTCTTCTATTCTGTAAGGTTAAGTTAATGCATTCTGGTGAAAACAGAAATCATTCTAGTGTTACCGATAATGCATTAATAAAGGCTTCTAAAACTTTAGCTTACAAACCTGTTTTAGCAAATTTTATGGAATATACTGATGAACAGTCAGGTGAAACATTAAAAGATTTCACCTCGCATGATATGGAATTAGATGATGATAATAATATTGTCTATATAGAAAAACAAGTTGGTTGTTTTACGTCTGACGATGCATTTCTTGAAGTTGAAGAAGAAACTGGTCATAATTTCTTATATGGTTATTGTGCTATTCCTCGTGATTACACAGCCGCTGCTTCTATTATTGAAAGAAAAGGTGGTACAAAAATTAGTGTAGAACTTGGAATTAATGAAATGCAATATAATGCTAGTTTAAATGTTCTTGAACTTACAGATGTAACAATTACTGGTGCAACTCTTTTAGGAAAAAATTCTGTCACATTAAACAATGTTGAAGAAGGCATGAAAAATGCAAGAGTTGATTTACTTGATTTTTCTGAAGAAAACAATTCTTTATTCTCTTCTATTTCAGAAGATGAACACTCTAAATTAATTGAAACTCTGGATAATCTTAATAAAACTTTATCCAGTCTCAATATAAATTCAAAAACTAATCCAACAGTTGAAAAATTTGAGAAAGGAGGAAATACAGAAATTAACATGACAAAATTTGAAGAATTACTGAAAAAATACAATAAAACTGTAGAAGATATTACTTTCGAGTATGAAGGTTTATCTGATGAGGATCTTGAAAAAGTATTCTCTACTACTTTTGGTGAATCAGAGCCTACGCCTGACACAGTTTTAACAGAGTCAGATAAGTCAGATGATGATACTGATGACGACACGGACGATAGTACTACAGATGAGCCAGACGACACTGATAACGCAGATGATGATAAGGACAAAGATACATATTCTAAGATTTTTGAGTTATCACATGAAGATGTACGTTCTGCATTATATCAGCTCTTAGCTCCAATCGAGGAGACATTAAATGAGTATTACTGGATTATGTCCGTATATGATGATTATTTCATTTATGAGTCTTGCTGTGGAAATTACTACAAACAGGCTTATACAAAAGAGAATGATGCTATTGCTTTTGATGGCGAACGTCAGGAAGTGTTTGCTGAGTTTGTAACTGCTGATGAGAAAGCTGAGTTAGAGGATATGAGAGCTAACTACTCTTCTATTTCTGAAAAGCTTACTAGATATGAAGAGGCAGAGGAAATCGCAGATAAGATGACTGTTTTTGAAGATCAGGCATATAGCAAGTATCTTGAGACAGATGAGTTCAAGAAACTCATGGATGTTGAAAATGTAAAGAAATTCACAAAGGATGAGTTAGTTGAGAAAGCAGATGCTGCTCTTGGTAAGGTAGTAAAAACTACAAAGACATTTTCTATGAATGCAGAGGAATCACATAAGGAGACAAAGCCTTCTTTCTTCGCATTTGCTAGAACTGAGCATGAATCATCATTCTTAGATGGATTACTTAAGAAATAGTTAAAAAATGAATATTAACAAATCAATCGGAGCGTCAATAGACGTTCTTTTTTATTGCAAAAAATTATTAAACAAGGAGGAAATTTAAATGATTTATACAAATTTAGCAAGCCGTGAAAAAAATATGCACGGTTTATTTGAGTCATCAGCGCTTTTAGCAACAGACGTAGGAAACATCTACGATGCACTTGTAAGAGACGAAAGTGAAAAACCTATCTCGGTAGACAATGGTGTTGCTTTAAAGATCGGAGACTACACAGGTAATGGTCTTGAGGAAAGATATGCAACTATCGCAAAGATTACAGATAAGATTGCTGTAACAGGCGCACCAGCAGAGGTTAAGACAGCACTTACAACTGAACAGGGACAGGCTTATAACTACACAAACCCAGCAGGTAAGCCAGTAAAGACATATCAGATTGCAGATCCATCTGTACATACAGATATTTTTGGTATTGCTTCTTACCAGTTCACAGATGATAGTGCAGAAAAAGTTAAGGCTGGAAATCTTGTAACTGTTGATGGTAAGGGTGCATGGATAGCTTCTGAGGCTTCTGAACTTGCTACTCTTCAGGGTACTAATGGTTTTGTTGGAAAGGTTCACAGTCTTTCAGTAGGTACATATTACACAATTGTTCGTATTCAGGTTCTTCAGAACAAGGATATTGCGTAAGAGAAGGGAGGATTAAATAGATGAAAGATATTACATGTTTCAGTGCTAACGTTTTAGCACAGTTCGACAATAAATATGACAACATGCTTGAGTTCAACTCACTTATGATGGACGCAAGCAATAGCGTATATGAGAAGTATTCTAAAGAGGATACACAGACAATTCTTAGAAAGCAGTTTAATAAGATTCTTGGTCTTAACTTCAAAGAGGCTAATTCCATGAAGCGTAGACAGGCTTGGAGAGATCACAATAAGGAAATTGCTACTCTTATCGAGGATGTAATTGCTGACAAGATGAACTCTGGTTGGAACACAGCTAATGCTCGTTTCATGGAGTATGTTGACGAGAGAAATATTGCTGAAGGAGATGCAAATGAGTTCTTCGTAGAAGATAACTCTCTTCTGACAGTTTCTAAGTTCGCAGGAAATCACCATGACATTCGCAAAACAGTGTCCGCATAGTGAAAACTGTGTGAAAAAATACACATTTAATTGCTGGAAAGTCCTAAAGACAATTAAACCACAACGCAAGGATGAAATAAGCCTAATCGTGAAGGTTACGAAAGTAGAAAAAATTAATTGTATGAGAACGAGGTTAAATCCCCTGTTCTTTTTTAATGGAAAATCAGCAGGTAAGTTCCGAATAGGAAAAACTTCAACGACTATCCCATCGGCTATAAAAAATATAGCAATAGGAGTACGGCTCAAGTGAGTGGGTGAAAATCCCTTAAATGGAAATGGTGTGCATCCTAAAAGGATGAAGATATAGTCTGTTCACATATAAGAATATGTGGAGTTTAAGCTCAACAGGGAGTAACGCCCCTATAAATTTATTTTCCTTAAATACAAAATGAAAAGAGATGATTTTTTATATCTGATATAAAATCTGGTATTTATTATATTGAGAATCAAATCAATAATAAAAAATATATTGGACAATCAAATAATATTAAAGATAGATGGCGTAGACATATTAGTGAATTAAATAAGAATAAACATCACAATGATTATTTGCAAAAATCATGGAATAAATATGGTGAAAATAATTTTGTATTTAAAATTATTGAATATTGTTCAATTGAAAATCTTGATAATAGAGAACAATATTGGATTGATTTTTACAATACGATGGATCGTGATTTTGGTTACAATCTCAAAACTGGTGGACAAAATGGCAGTTCAGTAATGTCTGATGAGACAAAAGAAAAAATGAGTATATCAGTAAAAAATTCTTATAACAATTCTAATCTTCGCAAAACACGAAGTCTTAATGCCCTAGAACAATGGGCAAATCCAATAATAAAAGAAAAATACTTGGTAAAAATAATGGAATGTATGGAAAGCATCATTCCGAAGAAAGTAAAAGAAAAATAAGTGAACATTCCAAAGGAAGAAAAAGTTGGAGAAGAAATACTACTCCTATCCTTTGTATTGAAACAAATATTAAATACGATGATGCAACCGATGTAAAAATAAATTAGGATACGACTCTTCTGGTATTTTAAAAGCGTGTCGTGGAGAATTTAAAACAAGCTATGGTTATCATTGGAAATTTATTAACGATTAAGGAAAATAAAATAAGTTAAACATTTAGTGTACGTGCTTCAGTAAAACCTGGAAAGGCATTCTCTATTGATACATCATTCTACGGTGTAAAGGTTTACACAGATTTTGTACTTTTTCAGACAGGTAAAGTTGATTTCGCTGCTCTTGTAGATAAGATGTATAAGTCTATCGAGGAGAACAGATATGCTGCTCTTTACACAGCATTCATGGGAATGGACGCTTCTCTCCCAACAGATATGATTCTTCAGACAGCAGTTTCTGAGTCTACAAAGGATTCTATAATTGCTCAGATTGAAGCAGTTGCCGCTGCTACAGGTAAGGATGTTATTCTTGTTGGTACTAGACCAGCCATTCAGAAGCTTCAGGGTACTGTAAATTACAACATGTTTTCTGATTCAATGAAAGACGAGAGAAACCAGAATGGTATTCTTGGTAACTGGGAAGGTTATGAATGCTTACCTCTTGCTCGTGTTAATAAAGCTGGCACAAGAGAGAATGTATTCTCTGCCGAAGACCAGAAGAAGATTTTCATTCTTCCTGTAGATCCAGAGTTTAAGCCAATTAAGAGAGTAAACGAAGGAGATGTTATGTACTACGAGACAGGCATGGATGGTCTAAAGAAAGATATGACTGTTGATGCAGAGGTAGTATATCAGGAAGGTATTGGTGTCGTAATTAATGAACTCTTCGGAGAGATTAAAATTATTGCCTAATATTAGATTAGTATAAAATATGGAGAGTGGAAAATATTCTACTCTCCTATTTTTAAAGGAGAAAATGGATGAAAGTATATGAATTAGCAAAAGAACTAGATATTACTCCAAAAGAATTAATTTCTTTTTTAAGAGAAAATGGATATAAAGTATCTAGTCATATGCAGAAACTTGATGATGATGCTATTGATTTTACAAACAATAATTTTGTAAAAGCTAACAACACAACTACGGATGACAAAGTTGTAGTAACATCAGAAAATGAGTCTGCAAAATCACAGCCTGTAAAAATACATAAAACATTTAACCCTAATGATGAGATTCCATGTAAAAGTGTTACTCCGTGGAAATTAACTGCTGTTGGAGTAGATAAAAACACTGTATATCATTGGGAATATTTTGGGGATATTGAATATATTAAATATCGTGATTTACAGGCACTTAGAAGAACTGAATATGTAACAAAACCTAGTTTTATTATCATGGATGAAGATCTTGTAGAACAATGGAAACGAGAACTTGGTGATAGATATAAATATTTTAAATCAATTGATTATCCAGAAGAATATTTTGATATGGATGATGATGAGTTTGAAGATATGATTAAATCAGCACCAGAATGGTTTGGTGAAATTGTAAAGGTAACAGCAATGACTATGATTCGTGCTGAGAATTATCCGTCTATTAAGAAAATCAGAATTATTGATGATATGTTAGGAACTTGTATTAAAGAATTCATTTAAGGAGGTAGCTTATGCCTTCTCTTAAATACGAAGATATATACAAAAGAGCATTAACAATGATTAATGACCTTGAATTTGCAACTTATACAGAGGAAGATTTTTATGACACTCTTCGTGAATGGTTGCATACAACCTCTTCTACTCCACTTCTCAGGAAGAAATTCACTTCGTATTCTTTTGATGATGTTTCAGAAGATGTAAAATTTACACTATTAAACAGCGTAGACGATTTCTATGATTCTGAATTTGTTAAAACCATTTTAGCAAAAGGAATTATAATTAATTATTTCCCATCAAAATTAGAGAATACAAAGAATTTAGCAACCATGATTGGTGGCAAGGAAGAAAGAAAGCTTATAGATAATTATTCAAAAAATATGGAAAGGCTCACACAGTTAAAGCGTGAATGGGAGCTAGAGTTGTCTCGTCACACTTATTATTTTGGTGAGTATGGTGGATCTAATGGATAATTTAGTTCCACATAAATATGGAGAATTTAAAATTTCTCAAATTGACTACTATAAGCAGAAATTACGAAAAAAAATATTTTGGCTTGTTTTGTATACAGATAAAAACACCAAAGAAGATTTTAAAAATATAGATGTTGTAAAATATCATAAAAATCTATTATTTGAAATTTCTAATTGTAATAAGTTACTACTCTATCCAAAGGATTTTGTAGAAATTATTAACAGTCTTGAATGTGCATTATCTGTATTACAGTCAGATAACTTTAATTTCAATCAATATAAAAAACTTGTATTTGATGCAGGAGCTTTGCTTCAGAGGATGAAAGTTGGTGATGAGTAATGTCTGTATATGATTTTTATCAAAGAAAAATGAAAGTCAACACTTGTTCTACTGGAAAGAGCTATCCTACATTGGGGGAAAAGCTAAAATCTGATTCAGATATGCTTATGAATCTTACGTGGGACGGGGATATTCAGAGTAAACAGTGTTTTATTTACGACCATTTTCACGATGACTTCTTCACAGATGAACATGGAATTACACGTTCACTTGCTGAAGGTATGACTTATGAAAATACCAACAAGACAAAGATTGATGCAAAGTTTATTATCAAATCTTATCAGTCAATGGACAAAGATGAAGTAGAACATTATATCCAATTTAAACCAAGTCAGAAATTGTCATTTGAAGATGGTGATAACTTGTTTTATTTCGAGAAAATTCATGCTCGTTATAATAGCGAATTTCCGATCGGGATGTGGTGTGATATTCCTGACGATAGAGGTGTTTATCATAAATGGTTAATCTGTAGAAAAGAAAATGCAAATCAGTTTCCAAAATATCTTGTCTTGCCGGCAAATTATGAATTAATGTGGGTTGAGAAAAATGGAACTCAAAGAATTAAAAGACGTATGTGGTCTGTGTTAAGAATGCAATCATCGTAGATTATGCGCTTCATACTGGAAACAGTGTGTCGAAAGTTTCCTTATGCTGGAAGTTTACAAAGCCAATTACACTACAACGTAAACATGAAATATAGTTAGGCGTGAATGTGGTCGAAAGACAGAAAAAAGTAATTGGATGACATATGCTGAAATAAAAGCATCATATTGATGTGCTAAGTGTTGTTGACAAGTAATAATCAGCAGCGAAAGTCCGAACAGGACAACGCTCAACGAGCATGTACCCAAGTGGGTTAATGGAAACCGTCTAAGTCCATTATGGATATGGCGTTGATGTGCTCTGAACTTCTATGGAGACATAGAGAAAATAAAATTATAAACAGAGAATAGTTAATTAGACGGGACAGTGGGTTGCAAACCACTTCTACTTACTCCTAATAAGTAGATTACCGTCTTTTTATATTGCAATTTTTAGGAGGAATAAGCAATGAAAAACGGAATACCAAATTATAATGAAATAGTTTTTACAAAAGAACAAAAAGAAGAAATTGCTAGATTATATGTAGAAGATAAATTATCGACAACTAAGATAGGTGAAATTATGGGATGTAATTATAATAAGATTTGTCATATCTTAGATGAGTTTGGAATTAAACGTGTTAATAATGGTCAAAGAAAATATCATTTAAATGAAGAATATTTTGACCATATCGACACCCCAAATAAGGCATATGTATTAGGTTTATTTTTTGCGGATGGCTGTAATTTTCCACCAAAAGGAACTGCTTGTATTTCTTTGCAAGAAAGCGATAGGAAATTATTAGAAGATATAAACAAAGAAATTGAAAGTAATAACCCTTTGAAAATAATAGACCAATCTAATCGAAAAAGCGAAAAGAATTATTCATATAATAATATGTGTACATTAAATATGAATAGTAGACATTTATGTAGCTCTTTAGAGAAGTTAGGTGCTGTAAGAAATAAAAGTCTTGTTTTAGAATTTCCCGATATATCAGAAGAATTATATTCTCACTTCTTGCGTGGTTATTATGACGGTGACGGCAGTGTTTATCGTTATATAAAAAATGAAAATAATAAACATATTACATTAACAATTACTTCTACTGAAAAATTTTGTAAAAGAGTTAAAGAAATAGTTGAAAAAGAACTTGGTATTTACTGTGGTATATATGATGCATCTTGTCATAATGGAATAACAAAAGTTGCGAGTTTAAGTGGCACTTCTGCCGTTAAACTTATGAATTCGATGTATAAAGATGCAGATTTGTATCTTCAAAGAAAATATGATAGATACATAGAATATACTGTAGCATAAATTTATAATTTTATCTTTATTGGACTAACGAACCAATAAAGTAACATATTGATACGATTGGTACTTACACTGACCGATACATAACGCATGTCGATAATCAGGATAAAATTTGGTTGCCGATGAATGATATTACCAGTAAATTTTGGTACACATCTGAGGACTCCAAGAACATGCGATTATTGGTAAGTACATTATCTGATCACCCATCAGCGTGGACTGTGACAAAATGTGAAAATGTTCAGCCATTCGGGATACAGAAATTAACTATTTATAGTGGTTTCTTTAATGAGCATACCGATTATGTCAATCTTGAAACAGGCGAAATGTATGCGAATTATTTCGATTCAGAAATCGCCCCAACAGATCCGACTACCCCAACCACTCCACCATCTTCTATCACAGCAAGAATTTTAGCATCTACTTCAACGATCAAAGTTGGTGGCTCTTATAAAAATCTTACAGTAAATCTATTTAGCGATTCCAATGAAGATATTACAACTGAGTATGCTGACGCAACATATACATGGACTTGCTCTATTGATAACGAAGATTTGACTGATAAAGTAACTTGGCGAGCTGGTACAGAGTACAACCAAAAGAAAGTGAAGTTTCCTAATGACACTTCTACTATCGGCAAAATACTGTCTGTGAAGTGCGAAATTATTAAGGATAACTTGCCGATTGAATCTGAAATTCTATCGTTGGAATTAGTTGAATAGGAGGTGTTTTATGGCAGAAAAATTAGTTACAAAGAATGATTTGTTGAATAAACTTCGTGCATATAGAATTACTCCTGACGATGATAATATTTTATATAAGCAAAAAATCAAAAACGCTTTATTATCAAACCCATGTCTATTATACGCATTAAATGAAACAGAACTTGAATCTGAATTGTTTGATAAAAATGGAAATATAAATTGGGAGTGGAATAAAGAAACAAAGGAGTATGAACCTCTCGGCGAATGGGATCGATACTTCGGTGAAAATTCTAATATTCGTTCTTCATTATTTATTCCAGATACGCAGACAGAAGTTAAACATTATCTTTGTTACCAAGTTGGTTTTGATGAACTTCCAAGATATTCTCCAATGTACAAGTATACCGAAATTACTTTCACGATATTTGTGCATGGTGGAGACAGAGTAGACAAACTTACTGGCTTACAACGTCATGATTTAATTGCTTCTATTATAAGAGAACGATTTAATTGGTCAAGTATATTTGGTCTACAAACAAAGCTAGTCTCCTCAAAGGAATCAACGATTGATAGTAATTATGTTGTAAGGACATTAGTATTTCAAATTTATGATTCTAATAGCATAGTTTGTACACCTTATAAAGAAGATTCTTATATAAGGAATAATGATTATTGGCAGTAGGAAAAGAAGAATATTTTGAGAATGACGAATTAAAAATTTACAGAGGAGAAGATTTTGTTGTTTCAAAATATATAAAAATACATCAACCAACATTGGGGGAAATATGCGATTATGGAGAACAGAGTTATTGGTCTATGTTGTATAATTTTACTGCTACACCTCAATCTATGAAAGCGCAATTATGGTATAGCTTTAATCAATTTGATTACACGACAATAACCCCATATCAATTATTTTATTCGTTATTGTTTAAGCTATTCCCAAAAGATAGAACAAAGATTTTATTTGGTGATTTAGACTTTTCTAAATTTACTCTTAAAAAAAGAAAAGATGATTCTATTGTGTTGTGTCAAATAATTAATAATGAATTAGTTTTATTTGATGAATATACTTACGAATTAATTATTGATTATTTATGTAAATCTCATTTTATTGAGCGTGATTTGCAAATCCCAGCAAACGATTCTACGAAAATGATACTTATTGAAGATGCAAAAGAAGAATTAGATAGAAATAGAAGTAAAGAATATCATTCTAAACTCAAGAATCTTATTTCTGCAATGGTCAATAGCGAGGGTTTTAAATACAATCACTCTCAAGTTTGGGATATGAAAATTAATGCATTCATGGATTCTGTAAAAAGGATTTCTAAAATAAAAAATTCAGATTTATTACTTCAATCTGGATACTCTGGTTACGGAGTTAATTTAAAAGAAGTAGACAAAAATCAATTAGATTGGATAGGAGAACTCGATTAATCGAGTTCTTTTTTATTTGCCAAAAAATCAAATAAAAGGAGGAAAAACAAATGGCTTTTAATCCAAATGAATTAATTCTTGAAAGAATTAGATCGGTAGAAGAATATGATCCTGCAACAATGGAACTTACTGGTAGATATACACAGGTCGAAGATCCATCTCTTAAAACAAGTGCGGATAGCACCGATGTTACAGATGCTATGGGTACACCTATTCAGACATTTTATACTGCTCAGAAGGCTACATTTGAGTTTACTAACTCACTCTTCTCTCTTGACCTTGCTGCATCTCAGTTTGGTTCAACAAAGACTGTTGCAAGTTCAACAAGTAAAATTAAGATGCCTGTATCTGAAGTAATTTCAATTGGTGCAGGTGCTACAGTTGAACTTAAATACGTTCCAGTTGGTACAAAGGGTGCAGAAGTTAAATACGTGAAAGTTATCAACGATAATAATACCTTCGGTGATACTTATGTGGTTTCTGCTACAAAGGGCGATGGTAAGTTCACGATTGATGCACAGAATAGAACGATTACTCTTCCAGAAGGTACAACAGGTCGTGTGTTTGTAAACTACGAAAAGGAAACAACTACTGCGGTTCAAGTTGTTAAGAGAACTGATGGTGTACCTGAAGTTAAAACGCTTCTTATTCATGCAATCTTCCACGATCCATGTAACAAAAACTTAGTATATGCAGGTATTATCCGTTGTCCAAGAGCGCAGATTGATCCATCAAGTGTAGAACTCTCTCTTAAATCTGATGGTAAACATCCAGCCTCATACGTTTTAAACAAAGAATATTGCGGTGCAGATGGCAACTTATTTGATATTTTAGTATCTGAAGATTAATTTAATATAAAACCCCTGTTACCAAGCGGGGGTTTCATTCTTAGGAGGAACAATATATGGCATTAGAAAACAATGCAGTTTGTGCGATTTGTGGAAAACCGTACAGAGTTTGTCATACTTGTCAAAATATTAAATCTTTCTTGCCGTGGCGTACAATTACGGACACTCTTCCGCATTACATAATTTATCTTGCGATTTACAATTACAATTTAACAAAAGATAAAGCAAAAGCAAAAGCAGAACTGTCGGAATGTGATTTGACAGAGTTAAATAATTTCGACAAAGATGTTAAAAAAATTATAGAGGAAATTATGGCAGAAGATAAAATTGCTGAAACAAGTAAAACAAAACCTCAATCCACAAAAACAAATAAAGTGGTAAAAAATAATGATAATGAATAGTAAGTTTGTAAAATTGTAGGCTATACCGTTTACTATTCAGTATTCAGTATAGCCTATTTTTTACGCTTTGATATAAAAAGGAGTGAATGGAAATAAAAGAATATAGTGATGTATTTGATTGGGAATATGATACTGAAGATGTTAGATTTATCCCTAATATGGCACAAAATTACATGTATCTTAATTCTCAGCTATCAAAGGGACAACTTGTTGATATAATCCCTGGTCAAAATAAAAGAGTTGTATTTGTTTGGAGAAAATCTAAAGAAATGAACGAGTTATATAAATTATGGTGCAATTGTACTTATAAGGAGGATTAAAATTATGACAGATTTATCATTTTTAACAAATTTTACAGTACCGATTATCGTTGGTATTTGCTTATGCGTAGGATATGTATTAAAAAATATTGTTACAGCGGATGTGGTTAATAAGTATATTCCACTGATTATGGCAGTGCTTGGTGTTACATTAAACACATGGATGAATATGAGCTTCACACCTGAAATTTTACTTGGTGGACTTGTATCTGGTCTTGCTTCTACTGGTTTGTATGAAGCCTTCAAGAATTTTTTAAAAAAGTAAAGAAGGGATGGTGCATATGAGTGCAGGAGATACAGAATTTAGCACAGATTGATTATTTATTAGTCATTCTTGGGTTCTTTGCCATCTTATTTGCAGCCAAGGAAATTCTCGAAATATTCGGTTATTTTAAAAAGAAATTTCGCATTAAAACAGGAAACGAAGAAGATAAAGAAACTGTTGAAAATCGTATTAAAACGCTTGAAAAACATGATAATTGGCAGTACCAAGAAATTCAAAAAATATCCAGAGGTATAGATGATATTAAAAAGTCTTTAGATATAAATGAAAAAGAAACTAATCAGAGAATTATTGTGCAATATGGTGCTGAACTTTATAATCTACATAGTAAATTTATGGCACAAAAATATATTACAAGAGCAGGATTAGAAACATTTCAATTATTAGCAGACACATATATTGCTTGTGGTGGCAATCATTCAATTAAAGGAAAAATAATTCCTGAAGTAATGGCTTTGCCAATTAAAGAAGATTAAATTTCTACCACAGTAAAAATTTACCATGATAAAATTTGTATAAACAAAATATACATACACATATTAACATTATGGAAAATAAACTGTGGTATTATAGAAATCAGAAGGCATTAACATTACAAGAGTTATCAAGACTTAGCGGAATATCTGTTGCAGCTCTAAATAAAATTGAGAATGGAAACACAAAGGATATACTTCTTAGCAATGCTATTACTCTCTCTCACGTTCTTAATGTTGATATATATGAATTATTTTGTATTAAACATTGAGGAGGAAATAAAATGTATTTTAACTTAATATGTGAGGAATTATGTATAACTGGCGGTAAGGTTATACATATTGACACTAATGTTGCAAGTCTTGAAGAGGTTCACAAGATAGTAACTAATAATGCTGACAAATATCCCAATAGTAAGTGGGAACTATATCCTATGCAATTAGTGGTATAAGCACAATTAAAGTAACAATTAAATATTATTAAAAGAAAGAGCAGTTTCTTCGGAAGCTGCTCTTTTGTTATGTAAAGGAGTGAAAGGAAATAGCACAGAATCCAGGAAAGATTTTTGAACAGTCGATTAAAGATTCTGTCCCAAATACGTGTTGGATTTATCGTTTCAGGGATAATGCAGCATCGTTTGGGAATGGAAATAATACTAGATTTGCTAGTAGTAATATTTGTGATTATCTTCTATTTGATGATGATTCAAGAACATTGTATTTGCTCGAATTAAAATCGACTCAATCAACAAGTCTGCCATTATCAATGATTAGAGATAATCAGATTAAATCTCTGCAAGAAGCAAGTGAGCATAATCTTGTCGCAGGATTTATTTGTAATTTTAGGAACGAAAATAACGACACATTCTTTATAGAAATCTGTGATTTCGTAAAGATGATGGAGAATATAAATAAGAAGTCGTTTAATATTAACGACTTGAAAAATAATAACGCTATTCAAATAAATAGCAGAAAAAAACGAACTAGATATACATATGACATTCAGAAGTTTGTCAACGAGTCACATTTGTAAAGGAGACAAAGGAATATGAAAATTTTAGAATTTGTAGAAAGATACAACAACATGGCAACTCAGCAGTTAAAGGATAGATTTATTAAGGAAAATGTTAAAATTACACCATATATATCAATTATCAAGAAAGATGCTTACGCACAGTTAATTGTAGATAGGACAATGTTTGAGCAGGAATCTTATGATGATAACGGAGTAACAAAATATCGTAAAACAGATAAGATTAGAGTGAATTCTGTTGCTCAGTATGTACAGTTTTGTCGTGCCGTGATTGAATTATATACCGACCTTGAAATTGACGAGGACGATAAAGGATTCATCAAGGGATATGATGCACTTAAATCATCTGGTTTACTTGATATTTTAATGGTTGGTTCTGAACATTCTGATCCACTTATTCCTATGAGTGAATTAAGTGAATTTAAAACCATTTTAACAATGAAGCAGTCAGACACTCAGTTTAATGAGACAACTACTCAGGCGTTTATTAGCAAACAGATTGGAAGGATTTCTGATTTAGCAAGTGTTACTCTCTCACCGCTTATGGACGTTGTAAGTAAGAAACTCGATGAGATTCCAAAGGAAGATTTAGATAAGGTTATTGAGTTTGCTAAGAATGGTGGATTTAAGGAGGTATAAGATGGATAAACACTTAGGTAAAATTATAGTTGATGACATAGTATTACCGTGTGAAGAATTTTGTATAATTGGAAGTGAAACTCTTACGGATAGAGTAAAAAATATTTCTTTGTATTTTAATGAAATTAATACGCCTGTGAATTTAGTACAGATTTCAAAATTTGAGTTACTATCTAATAATCACATATTCATTGAAGGATGTTTGTTCTCTCCTTCTTTGTATAATGCGTATGTGGAACACTATACAATTCAAAAATTTATAGAAAATGGGACTTGTCTAAATCCAGTAGATTACGCTAAAGATGGTAATTATGTTGCGGAATATTATAATTATCGGTTTAAGGAATTTTCATTTTCTCGTAATGAAAATACATATTCGTTTATCTTAGAACCGATTGATATATAGAAAATTCAAATTTCATGAGGAGATTATGTATGTCTAAAAAGAAAAAGAAAAACAAAGTTAAGTTAGTACCTCGTAATATAAATACAACCACTTCTGGATTATTTGATTGGAGTGATTTATTCAAAAGGAAGAAGAAATGATAATCGGAATATTATATGGACTTTTATGTGGACGTTTTCTTTCATGGTTCAATGTTGATGATATTTGTATTAAAATTTTACAACCACTTGTTTCATTTACATTGACTCCTACTCATTATTATTTTGTATTCGGATTAATCGGGATGATATATGGAATAATACATAATGGTTAATATTTAGGCTCTATACGTGTCAAAGCGTATAGGGCTTTTCTTATGGAAAGTGGTAATACTACTCTCCTATTTTAGTGTAAAAATAGTGAAATTATAGTGAAAATTTTTGGAGGTGATGAAATTGGCAAAAAATATATATGCAGATTTTAAAAAGAAGTTAGACAGAATTGAAAATCATATTGCAGAAGAAGTCGCACCACAAGCAAATGAACTTCTAAAAGAATCTGTCAGATATTCATTGATAGATTGGTACAACGACTATACTCCACAGTCTTATGAAAGAACATACAACTTCATGAAAATTCTTGATTCTACAAGAACACGAGGAAAAGGAAATGTTCTTCGTTTTTCGGTTGATTCAGGTGCAATGGATAATTATATCGGTTGGGCTGGATATGGTTGGGGAAATACCTATGATGCGCCAAGAGAAGACGGAAAATATTCTAATAAAAAAGGTAGTCATCAGAAATTAAACGCCAGTCTTGCATTTGATTATATGTTTATGGGTGGTCAGCACGGTTATGGTCAGTGGATGAAACATCAATCATTGCCTCCATATATGTATGTTGAACGAGATATTGAAAGCGGATTTGGAGGTCGCTTGGATGACATTATCAATAAAAAAATAGAACAAATTTTAAGAAAGTGAGGTAGGAAATGCCAGGTACATATCAGTACGATTTAGAAATTAAATCAAATGTAGAAAAACTGCTTAAAGATATGAAACAAGTCCAAGACAGATTAGATACTGTTGAGGGTAGAGAATATACAATTAAATTTAATATTGATGAAAAGAAATTATCTAGTGTAATTTCTAATCTCGAAAAAATGCTTGATTCTCTTGGTAAAGGAACAGGTGATTTTAAACAGTTTGAGAATTTATCGAAAGAACTATCAAATATTGTATCAGAAGTACAGAGCTTAAGTAAAGCTTTTGGTAAAGTAGATGATTCTGGTGCGAAGACACTACTCTCTTCTATCCAAAATATTGATAAATCACTTTCTGAACTGAGTCAGAATATTCTCAATGTTAATAAAAACATTAGCAATATGGGCGGCAATACGAGTGGTGCTGTCAAACAAGTAGAGAATATTAGTAATGCATATCAAGATGCTGCCAAAGAAGCTGAGAAGTTGGCTGATGTACAGAGTAAGATTGGACAGAAAACGAATATTTCCTTGACTTCTGATTCTACTGTTGAACAGCAAATCAAATCTGAATCAGAGTTGAATGCTGAAATTGAAAAAAGAGAGAATATTATCAGAGAGCTTCAACAGTTACAAGAGAAATTAACTGTTCATGAAGATTTTCATGGTAATGACAGATATTTTGCAGACCAATTACCTACAGAGGAAGAAATTCGTGAAGCAGATAAGAGAATTAAACAATTAACTGGTACTAATAATATCTTTAATGTTGACAAACTTATACAAGACAGAAACAAATGGTTATCTGAAGTAAAATATAGTCTTGAAGAGTATGATGATTTAATTAAGGCAAATGATCAAAAAGCACTTGATGAATATACAACAAGAGGTTTATCTCGTATCGGTGGAGCTGAATCATTTTTTGGATATGAAGATAATAATTTTTCTATAGCGTCAAAATTTGATGAGGAAAAAGAAAAAATCCAAAATGAGATAAATGATCTCTATACAGATTTAGATAAGTTGGATGAAAAAATGAATTTAGATTCCAACAATTCTTCAGTTGATAATACAGTTCAATCTCAAGAAAAGCTTCAATCTGAATTAAAGGAAACTCAGAAACAAGCAGAGAAAACTGCTCAAGCTGTCAAGGAATCTACTACTACTGCTTCTACAGGGCAAAAGAAAGACGCATTTCCTGATAAAGATGTTTCTGCATCTGTAGAGGCTGCTACTAATTCAATTAAAGAAGAGAATAATGTATTAGAGCAGAATACTCAGAAAGTTAAGGAAAATACACAGGCTAAAGAACAAAATGTCAATGTAAACCTTAACAAGTATGATAAGCGGTTAGATTCTTACAATGGTAAGATTGATAAATACAAGACAACTATTGATAGATTTAATGATGGCGGTTGGACAAGTAGTACATATTTGGAAAATGTGCAAGCAGTTAAGAATGCTGTTAAAGAGTATGAAACTCTGCTCAATGAATTAAAAGGCAAAGATGCTAGTTTGGTGACAAGCGAAGATATTTCTAAATTGGATAATTATGAAAAAAAAATCAAAGATACTATCGCTACTGTTACTAATATGTCAGCTTCTGAAAAAGGATATAACTTTGTATCTGGTCAGAAAGAATTAGACAAGATTCATAAGCTCTTAGCTGAGAACGGTAATATGTCTACTGAGGCTAAAGTTAAGATTAAAGCTTACTATGCAGAAATTGAAAGTGGTAATCCTAGTATGAGTCTTGACAAGATTCATGGTGAAATCTTAAAGATTTATAATGCCGAAGTCGAAGCTGGTCGTGCTGGCAGAACTTTGTGGGATACCATGAAGAATAGCGGATTCCATCAGATTGCTGCACAGATGGCAGGAATGGTTGGTATTTACGATGTTATTAATCTGGGTAAAGAAGGTTTAAGTATCGTAAGAGAACTTAATACTGCCCTTACAGAAATGCGAAAAGTATCTGATGAATCTTTGCAAAGTTTAAAAAATTATCAGAATACAACATTTGATGTAGCAGATGCAGTAGGCACAACAGCCAAACAAATACAGGCAAGCACTGCCGACTATATGCGATTGGGTGAGTCACTTGATGAAGCTGCCGAAAGTGCGAAAACAGCAAATGTACTCCTGAACGTATCTGAGTTTGATAATATTGAAGATGCAACTAAATCACTTGTTGCTATGGGACAAGCGTATAAAGACTTAGATAAAATGACTATCGTTGATAAGCTTAATGAAGTAGGTAATAATTATGCAATATCAACAGATGAATTAGCCACTGCCCTTCAAAAATCAGCAGCTACTCTCTCACTTATGGGGAACACAATTGATGAGGCTGCTAGTTTAGTCACTACAGCGAATGCAACGATTCAGGACGCAGATAGTGTTTCAGCAGGTTTACGTACAATTTCTCTTAGATTGGTTGGTACGGAAGAAGCCGAAGAAGAACTTTCTGCAATGAACGAGGAAGTGGATGCTTTCGTAAAAGTAACAAATTCAAAAAAACAACAGATAATCAAAGATTATACTGCCGTAGCTTCTAACAATTATCAAGGTTTTGATATTCTTGATAGTAATGGAAATTATAAAAATACTTACGAAATTCTTCTTGGAATTGCCAAGGTTTACAAAGAAATTCAGGAACAAGATAAAAAGCTGGGAACAAATCACGCCACAGCTTTAATTGAAGAATTAGCGGGCAAAAACCGATCGAATATTGCTTCAGCGATACTGCAAGATCCGACACAGCTTGAAGCTGTTAAGAAATCTTCAGAAGAAGCATTGGGATCAGCAAAAAACGAATTAAACTCTTATCTTGATAGTATTGATGGCAAAATGGCACAATTAGAAAATCGTGCGCAGGAGTTCTGGTTTAAGGTGATAGACTCCGAAACTATTAAGAATGGTATTGGTTTATTATCCACTCTGCTTAAAGGTGCTACTGATTTTGTAGATACAGTTGGATTGTTACCAACTATTCTTGCACCAATTGCAGCTATTCTTGGCAAAGGTAAATCAATACAACGATTTTGCCCTGTATGGTAGTGATGCCATATTGCAATCGCCAAGTAAAATAAAGATGGGTGTCAAAATATATTGTCGAGGATTGTATAATTAACATCATGCAAAAGTATATAATAGAGAATATTATATATGATAGAGTTGAAAAACAGGAAAAGTTGATGTTTGTTCATAAGCTAACCAATAACGCTAAGTGAACGGTATAATAAAAATTAGGCATTATTATACAAGATTACATATTCGCAGCCAAGCGAAAGGAATATGGAAAATTCCCCTCCTACTCTTTTGAGAGGACGAAGGTTCAACGACTGGAAGGCACGATATCTCTATGAGATATGGAAGTACAGTCTGGTTTCTATTGTATTTATACAATAGTCTATGCTCGCTGGTAATCAGACCAGCTAAAGAAGTAGTATAGAGTGAATATTGAATATAATTAATTAATTTGATTTACATTGCGATTTCGGAATTCAGTAATGTATTTGAGTGTGTGTTTCACTCAACTAGAAAATTCCAAAAAGATAACTTATAAAAAGAGAATATAATATTAAGAAGTCCGTAGCATAAACTACGGACTCAGATAAGAATGACACTCTTTATCAATTTCACAAAAAGGATATGAAAAATGAAAATGAAGAACTCTTACTCCTCATAGAACGAACTATCAACTTCTATTCTACTCTGGTCAGCAGAAAAATGAAAGTTTTTAGTTTTCTTGGAAAAAATTTTATGTACCAGATAAAAACCTAATCCAAGTTCGCCGAATTTCAGACAATATGTAAGCATTAGTTCTACCATCTTTCACCTCCTTTCCGTGATGTTGATAACGGTTGGGAATATGATGTGGAGAACCCACTAGATGTTTTTCTTCCAAGAGCGTTGTACTCACTTTCTTCCTTAATAAAAGGAAAACGTGAAAATTAATAAGTTACCACATAAGATACGCACAGACTATGGTGCGTTCATAGCCCTCTTATGTATAACCATATTTTACCATTGTACTTAAATAAATACAATTCAGAACATAAGTTTTGAAGAAAATACCCAATATAAAGGAGGTTTTTTATGCATATTAACATTGCTTATAAGATTGTTGGTGTTTAATCAAAAAAATAATAGGACTGTCGTGAGACAGCCCTACCAATGGAATAAAAGGAAATATGAATACAGCATATGCAAGAAGATATTATAACATCATATTAGTGATGTCTTTTACTTTACTATCGGAAAGTTCAGTATGTTTACAAATCATGCTTGTGACAATGACTTTTCCTAAAACGGAGCGTAAATTATACTTGCCACTTCCGATAATACTTGTTAAAAAGTTTAACATGTCTCGCCTCCCTTCTCTATAGAATAGAAATATAAATTAGGGAAATATGCGCCCAGAAAGGGCAGATTCATTTTTCCGAATGCTATATGATATAGATATTGGAGTAGCCTTCGGATTATAGAATGATATGGCACATTTCTATGCTACTTACCAATATCTATATTTTACTATTGTATTAAATTAAATACAATCCAGAACATTAGTTTTGTCAAATTTTGAATATTAAAAATGGTTCAAATTTTATGTAAAATATTTACAAAAAATGGTATCTGTGTTATCTTCAAGATAGTAAAAATTTTCAATTTTTTTGAAGGAGGTAGCACAATGAAAGTTTCAAGAGAAAATTGTCCAGTTAAGCCATTAATAGGCAAAATGAAACGAGAGAAAATTGTATTAAAACACAAATTACAGAGAAGAGAATCTGTCTGGTCTAATCCAAATAAGTCATTGCTTATTGACTCTCTTCTAAGAGGATATATTGTACCACCTGTATACACTATTGCTGAAGATAGCACTCAATATGTAATTGATGGAGTTCAGCGATTAAGCACATTAAAAGGATTCTATAATGATGAGTTTGCTATATCTAAAAAGGCAGAACCAGTTGTAATTGAAGGAACTGAATATAACATCGCAGAGGCTTACACCTGATATGTCAGATGAACTCAGTGACGCAATCTTTGATATTGTCTCTCTTCCATTCTTTGAAAAGAGATTAACATCTTCTCAGTTAAAGAGTTCTGTCGATCAGAGTATTGCACTTGAGACGTTAATGTTCTGTTCTACTAACAAGGATAATGATTTTGATTCGTTCAGAGGTAAAGACAAAGAGAACTTTATCAAGTTCTATAATAATCAAGTTGACACAGAAAAGATTGAAATTATCAAGACTGCAATTAACAAACTAGATGAATCTCTTGAGGAAGATGTTAAAATTCCAAAAACAAGTATTTCTGTGTTGTGTTTCGCAGCATATTGGATCTGTAAAGATAAAAAGAGCTTTGAAAAATTTGCTTTGAAAGTAAGCGAGTTCTTAGCAACTTACGATAATAATACTGAATACAAGGATAAACTTATGAATGGTACTAATTCTGCGGAATCCGTTAGATTGAGATTAGATTATTGGAGAAATATTATAAGAGAATTACAGTAAAAGATTTGAAGAATAGTCGATTGACTACTCTTATATTTTGTAACAACCTTTACAAGCTTATTGAACAATTTTGTAATCATTATTGAAAATGTCTGTATATAGCTTGTAATCTTTGTGCAATATTACTACTACTATTTTTCTCATAATTGTGTATAATATAAGTAAAGATAATTCTCACATATCTTCATAAGAAGATTTCTCGTAGAGCCACGAGAAGTAAATTAAAGAAAGCTCACTGAGAATATTTGGTTGTAGGACGCAACCAAGTAAAAATAAAGAAAAGTCCACTGAGAAGATATCTTCCTCTGGTTGCATAAACCAGAGGTTTTTTATTATACAAAGGAGAGATTTATGGAATATACTTTTTTAACAGAGAAGTTTTATAAAGATTATCCTCATGATAAATATCCACAAATGGAAATAAAAGAAGATAGACCATATGCCCATGTAACAGTTGAATTGTATAATCAGCTATTCTGTATTCCGCTGCGTTCTCATGTAGATCACCCACATGCTTTCTTTACCAATAAGCGTGAAAGATGCGGTGTTGATTACTCAAAGGCTGTGGTTGTCTTAAATACGGACTATATAGATACTGCTAGAAAAGCATTTTTAAGACCAGATGAGTACAAAAAATTAAGAGGAAAAGATTATATAATAAAACAACAGTTTATAAATTATATTGAATTGTATAAAAGAGCCAAAGTTGATTTGACTGTATCACATAGAGATGATATCTTGAAATTTTCTACACTTCAATATTTTGAAGAATACATATATCCAGATATTAACAAAGACACCAACTAGGGTGTCTTTTGTTATGCAGCAATTTCTCGCTACTCTTCTATTTCATATCTTATTAAAACTTACTACCACAATTATTACACTTCCAAGTTTTCCCTAAATCGCCAGTTCCAAAGATACCAAACATTCCAATTATCGTATTGATTCAACAAAATGACTATCAAACCAATATTTCCAAAAAGAATAAAACAGCACCAACAATGACTTCAATGATAATCCAAAGATACACTTTCTTGAATAAGTTAACGTGCTTTTGTGTTTCGTTATATGTCTTAATCGCAGCGTCCGCATAAGATACTGTTAATGACTTATTCATAAGAAATATTGTATTATCATCAATATCATTTAGTGACTTATATTCTTCTAAAAGCTTTTGTATATCTTCTGGTTTCTGCCTTGTTTCTTTATAATTATATAGAACATTGAAGAACCCAATTACAATCATGCAAGTTAGAACTATACTGACCACAATAAGAATTCCGTTTATTGATTTCATAAAACAACATTCAGAGTTAAAAATAGAGATGAATTTTGTAATAAGCCATACATTTGCACCAAGTAAAGATATTATCACAGTGATACTTTTATATGCTTTATCACTAAACTTGTTTCTGTAAGCAATTTCTTTTTCATATAGTTTTTCGTATAAACTAAGTTCATAGGAAGGAAGTGATTCTTTTGTCTTCATGTAAAAAATCTCCTAAAAAGCGTAAATCTAATAAACCAGTTGGAGAAATCAAAAATTTAAATACTACTACTCCTGGTCTATTTGAAAATATGTTTGGCGTGTTTAAGAAAAAGTAAGTGACTATTTTTCGTCTTTCTTTTCTTTGTGATAATCAAATAACCCTTTGGTTGTGGTATTGATGTTTCTTACTTCACCTTTTGGTTTAGTATCTGTTGATTTTTTATCTTTATTATTATTATTCGTTGGCATAAAAATATACCTCCTTATTACCAAGTATATCCGCAATTCCCACACTTAAATGTCTTATTAATTTTCTTACTAAAGATACCAAATGCGGCTATTGATGCCCCACGCTCTATACCACCTATCTTTTTAATGTTTGTGCTTCCGCATGTCGGACAATGTGGTTTGTTTAGTAATTCTTGTGCTTGTGCATTGGCTTGATATCTTCTGGCTTGTTCTACTCGTTGTTCATTTAGTTTATTTCTTGTGACATATTCGTTCATAAGTTGTTCTTTTGTTTTGTTAGAAGGAATGAAATTATTTGATAGTTTACTACTTTTTTTATTAATATATACTACTACACTTAGAAAAATTACATACATACAAAGAAAAACAAACCATCCAATTTGACCTTGGGTTAATTCAATTATTGATGTAATTAAAATAAAAACACCAAAAATAATACCACCAACTACAAGAAAGCCATTTCCGCTTTTTTCATCGAAAGAATCATAATAATCTTGCTCTTTTTTCATGTTTACCCCCATATAAAATTGATAATATTAATCTATCATACTATTAACTTAAATGCAATTAAAAACAGTTGGAGAGTCTTTAAATGCAGTAAAAGATATAGAGAATATTGTCAATAAGTATTCTTCTTTAAGTGGTACATTAAACGAACATGCTTCATTGGGGTATCATTTAGCTGAAGCAATGAAAAATTATTCGACTGAATCAGTTAAAGCCGCAATTTCAAATACAAATTTAAATAAAATAGAAATTGAAGCAATTCTTTCTACAAAAGGGCTTACAGGAGCTACTTTGGAAACAACAGTTGCAGAATTGGCTGCAACAACACAAACCAATGCTCTATCAGCTTCTCAACTTAGAGCAACTGCAACTTCTAGTAATTTAAAACTTGCAATAAAAGGTCTTGGTACTGAAATAAAAGCTCTTGTTTCAGATGTATCTATTTTCTTAAAAGCTCATCCTGGCTTAACTGGTATGGCTGTTACTCTTGCCCTTGTTGCTGCTGCAATAAAAGGTGTAAATGCAGTTCAGGACTGGACTGATGGAACTTCTAGCATAAAGAAGTATAACAAGTCTCTTGAAGATTCTGAACAAAAAATCTCTGACAATAAATCTCAAATGGAAGAATATCAGAACGAACTTTCTCAGAATAAGGATAAACTAGAAGAATTACAAGAAGCACAAAAGAATGGTGATATTACAGAAGCACAAAAAGCAGAAATAGATAATCTTCAATATCAAAATGCTTTATTAGATGAAAAAATCGAAAAATTAAAACAGGCAAATGAAGAAGAATTAAAATCTCAAGCTCGCACCGCTGAAAATAAATTTAATACTCAATTTAATGAAAGCGGAGACGACACAAAAAGTACAAATGCTAAAGATGTCATTGAAAGAGTGTCGAAGGATTACGGTGGAAACGGAAGTTATGAAGGCATTAGTTGGACTCAAGCTCTGGGTGGAAACGATAATGATAAAGGTGTAGCTCAATTAGCAAAATTAAAACTTGCTACAGATGCTTACAACCAAGCTGTTTCAGACTTTGAAAATTCTGAAAATGACGTCACAAGAGAAGACGTTGATAATGCCAAGGAAACACTTGATATTTTAACACAAGACTTTGAAAAAAGCAGAGAAAGTTTATATAATTCTTTAACTTCTGAAATGGAAAAGATGGAAAAAGTTAAAGGTACTGATGCTTTTAATCAGCAAGCATATGATAGTATGAAGTCGTGGCTTGAAATTTTCCAACAGTACGTTCCTGAATATAAAAAAGCCATGGATAAAGTTAAGGACGAGGCAAAAAATAATCCAATTGAACAGCCTGTTACTTTCACCAAAGACCCAACTTCTCTTCTTACGGAATCAGATGACAAATCTCAAACTGCAACTCTCGCTGACCTTAAATCGGAAGCAGATACGTTAAAATCTCTTCAAAAGGAATTGGAAGATACTGGTATTATTGGTGTCGATTCAATGCAGAAAATTATCAAACAATATCCAGAAGCCAAAGAAGCCCTCTACGATTACATGACAGGTGTAAAAAATGAGGAAGAACTGTTCAACGAGTTAAAATCTCTTTATGACAATGACAAGAATGAATATGTTAAAAATCTTGCTGAGGAAAACCAAGCAAATGAAGATTTCTTTGCTTCTATAAAACAGAATTACCCTGAAGTAATTTCAGTAATGAAATCTTTGGTTGAAGAAGTAACTCCTGACCTTGAAACACTGAAGAATAAATATATTTCAGATATTGCCACCGAAGAAGAAGCTGCCAATCAATTTATTTCTGCTTTAAAACAAAAGTTTCCAGAATTATACAATCAGTTAGCGGATATCTATGATAACGATAAAGAGAATTTTATAAAACATATTATTTCAGAGAATGAAACTAATCAAGATTTTCTTAATTTCTTATCCAGCGATTATCCTAAATTGTTTGACCTTTTAGGTACTATGTATGGAAACGATGTTGATAACTGGTCTTCTATGGAACAGGCAAAAGCTAAGATAACAACCGATCTCATTAGTCAGTTAAACGCTTTATGGGTACAGTATTTTAACGGCATATCGGATACCTTTGGAGCATTTGGTTATATTATGGAAAATGCTGATGGTAGTGGTTATACATATGTTGCAGGGCAAGAAGATTCACATGCTTATGATCACAATCAATCTGAAGACGAATGGCAAGAAAGCGAAGAAGCTATTTATTTCTGCACGTGGTTCAACAGTGTCAGATACTTATACTTCATGGGAAAATCGTAATTCAGCACTGATATATCAAAAAATTAATTATATAAATATATTTTTGTAGCTATTTTCAAATTATTGGGATATAATAGTATAAATTAATAATGTATGAGATTAATGTAAAATAGAAATCACATATCTTTTTACCGTAGGTTATTTGTTTCTAAGCAAAAACAAATAGCTTTGATGATAAATGAAAAATTTATTACTATCTTGTGATAAACTCGCTTAGAAATGAGGAATATGTATGAAGTTATATCATGGAACCATTTCATCTGGTGCTGAGAATATAATAAAAAATGGTATAAAATTACAACATGGAAAACCGAAGGTAGATTTTGGTCAAGGATTTTATACTACACCCTCTTTTAATTTTGCAAAAAGTACAGCAATAAATAAGGCAAAGAAGACAAATTCTTATTATAATTCTACATATGTTGAACCATATGTATTAACATATAATTTTGATGAAATAAAAGCAAAAGAAAAATGTAATATATTATGTTTTTCAGATGTAGATGTTAAATGGGCACAATTTATTGTAAATAATAGAAATGGATTTGAATATATGAATTGTATAGGTTCTAAATTTCATAATATCAAACATAATTTTGATATTGTACAAGGTGCTATTGCAGATAAAGAGATTGTTTTGTTAGCTAAAACGTTAAATAATCTAAAAAAGAAAGTCAAAGAGGAAGATGTGAATAATATATTATATGATTATATGACGAAGCAAATATCATTTCATACATATGAAAGCTTAGAATATCTACAGTTGACAAGATGTGATATAATAAGAGAAAAGAAAGGAGATGTTGCAAATGGATAA